TTCGTTATGCACCATCTGTTATAGCTATGTTTGAAGACGGCAAAGGACAATATCCCAAAACTCCAGGTACCGTTGTAATGGGTGAGGATAATGGTGGTATAATTTCTGCGGGAGTGAAGGAAAACCTGACTCTACTATCCAATCATACACTTCAAGGGTTGGCCGTTGCTCCCACAGATATTGATCAGTTAGTACGTAGAATACCACTTTTAGTCAAAACACCTAATAACGAATGGATACCTAGTTTTGGCACACAAATATATAAATCTTTATTTGATGTAAAAACTTATATTATAAAAACTAATGATAATGGTATATCAGAAATATCAATAAGAGGAATACCACCAGTTAAAACAGATAGCTTTGGTCGTAAATGGATTAGTTGGGTTGATACACCACAAACAGATCTAAAAGAAATGAATGTAGCTAATAAATTTGTATTTGTTGGAGTAACAGCAAATGGTGTCATGCCACAGATTGCAACTCCTGTTGGATTACTGGAACCACATAAAATACAAGCTGCATTAGCAGAATCAATCTTAATACAAAACTCCCCTTACATACCCGATTATGCTTTAGCTGTAGAATTATTAAGTCTTTTTGTTTTTGTAAGTTTGGTATGGTTTGCTTTGCATATATTAGGTATTACTTGGGGTATCACGGTAGCAACAATACTTATAATGATTACTTCTGCGTCTGGTTATTATTTAATACAAAAGGGTTTATTAATAGATGTTTCCTGGACATTAATATCTGAATTTATTACAGGTTCTATAGCTTTTTATTTAAGGTTTAGACAACAATATAAATTAAGGCAACAGATAAAAAAACAGTTTGAGCATTATCTTGACCCCAGACAAGTTAAAAAATTACAAGATGATCCTAATTCTTTAGTATTAGGTGGAGAACGTAGATATTGCACGTTTCTTTTTACTGACGTTAGAGGCTTTACCGCACTATCAGAAAAGTTAGAGCCAGAGCAAGTTACAGAAATTATGAATAAAGTGCTTACAATACAAGCAGATACCGTTAAATATTATGACGGTATGGTAGATAAATATATTGGTGACGCTATGATGGCCATATTTAATGCCCCCGTTGACGTACTAGATCATGAAACTGCTGCTGTATTATGTGCAAAAGAAATACAAGATAAAGTAAAAATGGCTAATCTAGGAGTAGAAATAGGTGTTGGTATTAATACTGGATTTGCTGTTGTGGGTAATATGGGTAGTGATACTAGATTTGATTACTCTGCTATTGGGGATGCTGTAAACTTAGCTGCAAGGTTAGAAAGCTCTACCAAGGAAGTTGGAGAAGATATTGTTATAGGTTATGATACTATTAGTGCAAGTTCGTTCAGCGATCAAATATTATTGAAAGAACTTGATAGTATTTTTGTAAAAGGTAAAGAAAAACCAATTAAAATATATACGTTACAAGATGGTTAATAAAAAAATGACAGTAAATGATGTTGCAGAAAGACTTACCAAGTTAGAAACAATATCTCATGAACGCTGGAAAACTGCTTTTAATGAGTTTTCTGACATCAAACAAGAAATAACTTACATAAACTCAACTATTAAAGCTGCAACCTTTGGGGTGTTTGGTTTTATTGGTGCTATTGGGATAGCGGTTTTAACGAGGTTTTTAATATGAAAGGATTACTAAAAAATATTGTGGGGGCGGTAGCTCCTACTCTTGGATCTGCTATGGGCGGTCCTCTTGGTAATATGGCTATGGGTAAAATAGCTGAAGTATTAGGTGTATCTAATGATCAAAAATCAGTACAACAAGCAATACAAAATGCAACTCCAGAACAGATGTTAGAACTTAAAAAAGCAGAACAAGAGTTTGAAGTGCAAATGAAAGAGCTTGATGTTGATGTATTTAAATTAGAAGTAGCAGATAAACAACACGCTAGAGGTATGTTTAGTAAAGATTGGACAGCTAGAATTATTGGATTATTTACTATTGGTGGATTTCTTGGTTACATATTTTTAGTGACTCTACAACCACCAGAACAAAACAGCGAAGCACTTATAAATTTAGTGCTTGGTTATCTTGGAGGATTAGCGAGTGCAATTATTTCGTTCTATTTTGGAGCGTCTCACTCCCCAGAAAAAGGAGAATAAAATGCAAATATCTCAAGAAGGTATAGCCTTGATTAAAAAATTTGAGGGCTGTGAGCTAGAGGCTTACAAATGTGCAGCTGGCGTTTGGACTATAGGTTATGGCTCTACAAAAGGAGTTGAAGAGGGTAATACTATAACTCAAGAAGATGCAGATAATTTATTGTTAGAAGAAATGCACGAATACGAAGGCTATATAAACGACATGGTTACTGTTGATCTTAAACAAAATGAATTTGACTCCTTGGTATCATGGGTATTTAATTTAGGACCCTCAAACCTATCTTCAAGTACGTTATTGTCCAGGCTTAATAATAAAGTTTGGGATGATGTACCAAATCAAATTAAAAGATGGAATAAAGCTGGGGGGCAGGTTAGACAAGGTTTAGTAAGAAGAAGAGAAGCAGAGGCTTTGCTTTTTCAAGGTAAAGATTGGACAGAGGTATAAATGCCATTACAAAAAACAGTATTTAGGCCAGGAATAAACCGTGAAGGTACCGCTTACGATAATGAAGGGGGGTGGTTTGACTGCAATCTTGTCCGTTTCCGAAAAGGTAGACCAGAAAAGTTTGGCGGATGGTCAAAGATAACAGAGAACACTTATCTTGGTACAGCAAGAGCATTACACGCTTGGATTTCTTTAGCAGGTACAAAGTATTTAGGTTTTGGCACAACTTTTAAGTATTATATTGAGAGTGGTGGTACTTTTAATGATATTACACCAATAAGATTAACCACATCAGCTGGTGATGTAACTTTTACTGGAAAAGCAAATACACTTTCTTCAGGAATAACTGCAACTGATACAACTATTCCATTAACAAGTTCCACAGGATTTCCTGCTAGTGGTACAGTACAAATAGGAAGCGAAACTATTAATTATGCAGCCGTATCTGGTAACAACTTGATTGGTGCAACGAGAGGTGCAGAAAGCACCACAGCAGCAACGCACAGTTCATCTGATGCTGTTTTGTGTGCTACACTTACTATAACTGATACAAGCCACGGTGCTATACAAAACGATTTTGTTACATTTAGTGGTGCATCAAGTTTAGGCGGCAATATAACTGCTGCCGTTTTGAATCAAGAGTATCAAGTTTTAAATGTAATTAATGCAAATAGTTACACTATAAAAGCGAAAGATACTTCTAGCAATACAGTTTTTGCAAACTCTTCAGACAGCGGTAATGGTGGCTCTTCAGTAGTTGGCACATACCAAATAAACGTAGGATTAGATGTATATGTGCCTGGCACAGGTTGGGGTATTAATGGTTGGGGTGAAGGTACTTTTGGTAGCACTTCGTCTTTAAGTAGCACCAATCAGTTAAGATTATGGTCGCATGATAATTACGGCGAGGATTTAATTATAAACGCAAGAAATGCTGGTATATTTAAATGGACAGAAAATAACGGTGTTGGTACAAGAGCAGTAGAGTTATCAGGTATAAGTGGTGCAAATTTAGTACCTACTGTAGGTTTACAAGTTATAACTTCTGAAACTGATAGACATTTAATAGTTTTGGGTGCAGACCCTATTAGTGGAACTTCACGAACTGGTGTTATAGATCCTATGTTAATAGTTTTTAGCGATCAAGAAAACGAATTAGAGTTTGAGCCTTTATCAACTAATACAGCAGGATCTTTAAGACTTTCATCAGGCTCGTCAATAATTGGTGGGATTAAAGCAAGACAAGAAATATTAGTTTGGACAGATACTGCTATTTACAGTATGCAATTTATTGGTCCGCCTTTTACTTTTGCTGTAAATTTACTTAATGAGGGCACAGGTCTTATAGGGCCAAAAGCAGCAGTTAATACTCCTGGTGGTGTCTATTGGATGAGCTACAATAATTTTTATTCTTATAACGGTAGTGTGCAAACCTTACCTTGTTCTGTTCATAATTATGTTTTTTCTGACATAAACTTAACACAGTCATTTAAAACCAACGCATTTACCATAAAAGATAAAAGCGAAGTTGGTTGGTTCTACTGCTCATCAAGTTCAGATGAGGTAGATAGATATGTTATATACAACTATGTAGAGGGTATTTGGTTTTATGGACAGCTATCAAGAACTGCGTGGCTTGATTCAGGTATCGTAAATTATCCAAGAGCTGTATCAAGCGGTTATCTATATCAACAAGAAACAGGTTTTGATGATGATGGCTCACCTATGACAAATGTATTTATAGAAAGTAGTGACTTTGATTTAGATGATGGGCAAAAGTTTGCTTTTGCAAGAAGAATAATACCTGATTTCAAGTTTATACAAGATCCAAATAACGGATCAGTCAACGTAGTCGTAAAAACTAGAAATTTTCCAGGAGACACATTAGCAACAAATTCAACTAATGCTATTTCAAGCAGTACACAACAATCGCATATACGAGCAAGAGCTAGACAAATGGCACTACGTATAGAAAGTGATGATGATGCTACAAATAACGGTAATTTATCTATTGGATGGCGTTTAGGTGCTACTAGGATTGATATAAAGACTGACGGACAAAGATGAGTAAGTTGTTACAAACGCAGCTTCCATTAGCACAAGCGGAGGTTACATCTGATACATTTAACCGTTTAATAAGAATATTAGAAATAAATTTAGGTGCGGTTGATCTGGACAATACGCGTCAAGTAAGCGAAAATGAGCTAAATACTATAAATTTTAATGCTGGTAGTATTATCTGGAATACAACACTAGAAGTATTACAGGTGTATACTGGTAACGAATGGGTAGATATTGGAACAAGACTTGTAGATGATGGTTTACAAGCGACAAGTGCAGTAGGCAAGGTTACAGTTAGAAATAATGGAGCCACGTCTATCAAACTTGCTAATTTTGGTAAATAATAGATACTTAAGGTATCTACAAACAACTTAGTAAAAGCTATGGAAGACAATATACAAAAATTAGCAAGTATGGGCAGATTTGAAGATGATCAAATAGCCCACGTTGCAACAGGGGAGATGATAGTACCGCCAGTAATTTCTCCAGTAACACGAATGATGATAGAAGAGGATATGCTTAATCAAGGTATGGACCCTAATCAATATATAGTAGGTGGTAATCCCTCAATAAACCCTAGAACAGGACTACAAGAGTTTTTCATAAAAAAACTATTTAAAAAAGTTAAAAACGTAGTTAAAAAAGTAGCACCTATTGCCGTAAGTTTTATACCTGGTATTGGTCCAGTTGCAACAGGCGCATTAACAGCAGTAGCAGGTAAGGCTTCAGGTCTTTCCACAAAAGAAGCTTTATTAGGCGGTTTGACAGCAGGAGTTGGTGCTAAAATTGCAGCTGGTAGAGCTGCCGCAGCAGGTGCAGCAGGTACAGCAGGTACAGCAGGTGCAGCGAGTAAAGTTGCAGGAGAAGCTGCAAAAAAAGGTATTTTTGGTGGCACGTTAGGCCCAAGAATAAGATCTGGACTAGGCAGTTTTTTCAAACCAGGTGAAGACGCTACTGGTATTTTTGGAGGAAAGTTAGGACCAAACATCAGAAAGGGTATAGGTAATGTTTTTAGTGGTGGACTTGGTGGTGGACAGCAAGAAGTAATGTATCAAGATCCTGAAACTGGTCAAATATATTCACAATCTGAAGTAGATCAAATGATTGAAGCAGGAACTCAACCAGACTCATTAAATCAAGTACAAACTGGACCTTTTGGCGGAACACTTGGTCCTAAATTAAGACAAACTTTTTTAGGCTCTGGAGATCAACCAGGTGTTATTGGTAACATATTAAGTGGTGGACAACAAACAGGTACACAACAAGGCGGAGGCTTTGGACTTGGAGGAGCAGGCGGTATAGCTGGATTAGCCGCTCTTTACGGTTTAGCTACAAAAAAACAAGCTGAAAAAACTGAAGGTGGGCAACGTGATATAAGGTTATCTACTAGACCAGATCTTATGCCACAACAAACATTCCAAGGATTTGATGTTGGTGTAAGGCCAGGTATGTCTTATGGTGGTGCTTTAGGATATCGACCAGGTTTTGCTATGGGAACGCCAGATGGACTTATAAAAGAAATGATAGGTGAATTAGATTTAAGGCCTGGCGGACCTTCTGTAGGCCCAGGTACCGAAACAAGTGATGATATACCAGCTATGTTAAGTGATGGTGAGTTTGTGCATACAGCAAAAGCAAACAAAGGACTTGGCGGCTTCAAAATAGAAAAAAATAAAAATTCTATTACGCTTTATCCAACAGGTAAGCCAGACAGAGAACAAGGTTTTAAAAACAACGACATGATGATGAAGATGTTTGAAGACTATCAAGAAATGGTAAGTTAAATATGGGATTTTTAAGTAGAGTATTTAGAAACAAAGGGTTATTACAAAATTTATCAAGAGATCCTGTGGCACGTATTGAACCTATAGCACCACTTATAAATCCTATTGATAGTTTTCCACAAATACCTCAACAACCAATTTTACCTTTGAGGCCTTTACCAGAAGAACCTAGACTACCATTTGAAAGACCGCTACTAAGATCACCAAGAGAAGATTTTTTATCAATAGGAAGACTTAATAACATACCTGAGCTTGAACCAGCAATACCACCAATTTTGCCTCCACGACCACCTGTAAATATTGGTGGACCAACATTAGATATATCATCTATACCAGAAAGACCAATAATACCTCCAAAACCACCATCAATAGGTGGTGTAGGTGGAACAGATTATGAGGACAAGCGATCATTAGGTAGAGAAAGAAGTGGTGTGGGTCCACCAGAAAGACCTCCTGTAGCTGGTGGAACAGCGTTACGAGAAAGGAATAAACCAATACCACTAGAAGATTTTGGCTTTGGCCCAGGTATTAGACGTTCAGAAGATTTCTTTAGACCAGAAGGATTAATGAATGACGTAGGTGGCATAGTAGAAAGTGATATAGCACCTATTACTGACCCAATTATTGAATCTGCCCCTACCACGCCAGATGCAGTGGCACCAGATGTGGGGGCAGTACCCGTAACGACTATACCGCAAGATGTCAGAGGCCAAGTTGATCCTGTTTTAGCACAACAAGATACAGTTGAAATGCAAACCGATCCCCTGTTGAGAGCTCTGTATTTTGGTACGGCTGATCAACCTGGCTTCATTAATCAACTACAACAAGCTACGGCTAATTTAATTGGAAGTGATGTGCCGTTACAACAAACAGCAGGACTTAGTGAACTTGAACAGTTAGCTCAAGATAGAGCAATATCCGATCTAGGTGTTGCAGAACCTTTTATAGGAGAAAGGGCAGATTTAATAAGAGGAAGCACAAGACAGTTTGATCCTAGTATGACACAACAGTTCTTCAATCCTTTTGAAGATCAAGTAGTACAGCAAACCATACAAGATGTTTTAGAGGCAGGTGAAAAAAGGGATATAGATCAAAGGGCTAGAGATATACAGACAGGAGGTTTATCAGCCTTTGGTTCAAGAGCTAGACTTAGTGCTGGAGAAAGGCAGAGAGCTCTTGGTAGAGGCTTAACTGAAGCCCTAGGCGGCATTAGACAAACAGGGTTTGATCAAGCACAAAAAGATGCTTTATCCACTTTTGCACAACAAAGAGCAGCAGAACAAACAGCTGCTACGGGCTTAGGGCAAGTAGGGACTCAGTTAGCAGATTTACGTGCAGCAGATAGATCAAGTTTAGTTGGCTTTGGACAAACGGGTAGAGGTATAGAAGAAACTGGATTGTCAAGATTGTTCCAGCAACAAGTGGACGCACAAGGAAGACCGTTACAAGCATTACAACTTACTGGTCAACTGTTACCTCAGTTCCAAGCAGGCTCTACACGTATAGATTCGCAGTATAGATTACCTGCTGATCCAAGTGCTTTGGGATTGGGTGCTGCTTTTAGTGCCTATTCTGCCTTAAAACCACCAACAGGATCAGCATAATGTCCTTAGGGAACAGACCATCACAAAGAGAAGAGGTTATTGTTATAAATAATGACCCTGATCCTTCTAAAGCAAATGTAGTAATTAGAACTTACAGCCCAGTATCAAGTGCTTATTCAGATGAAAAAGTAGATATGGCTTTAGCTCCTGGTAATCCTGAGTTGGCAGCACAAATTCAAAAAAGAAATAAAGCTTTAGGTGGATTAAATATTGCAGCTTTCGCGTTACCTTTTGGAGGAACTGTTGGAGCTGTAGCTAATAAACTTGCACCAAAAGCAATTGCTGGGTTAAAAAGTATGTTTGTTACTCCCACAGGTGCACTAACGACTACAGCCAAAACTACTGGCGGTATAGGTGCTGTAACTGCTGGTTCTCAAGCTCTACCATATCAAGAACCATTACAAGGTGATGAATTACAAGAACAAATAGAAGCATTACAGCCAAAAATCAAAGAAGATTCAAAAACAGAAATAAAAGAAACAGAAACAGCAGATGAAACAAAAGGTGTTGAGCCTGAAATTGGAACAAAAAAATTAATTAATGGACAAATGCACGTTTATACTGCAAATGGATACGAATTAATAACACCTGAAGTTGATAAATTTAAAGTCTCTGATTTATTTGGTAGTGAAGAATTTGACAGACTTTTAAGAACAACAGGTAAAGCTTTGACTGAAACTGGTGATATTGGTAGAGGTTTGGCACAAGGCTCAGCTAAGGCAGCCGAAGAAAGGGCTGTTAAAGAAACAGCTATTGAATTAGAAAAAATTAAAGCAGGCACTAAAAATAAACCTTCTTCAGAACTTATAAAGAAATATAATGATGACTATGTAAAAAATACAACTGAAATGTCTGAAAATGCAGGCTCTTTAGATTTTTTAAATCAAATAGAAAATATGTTAGCTGAAAATGATGTTACTGGAATACAGTCTTACGCAAAACAAATTGGATATAAATTTAAATCAATATTTAATGCAGATGCAAAAATGGATCCTAAAACTATGGTTGAAGATTTACTCAGGGAAATTTCTATAGGTAATGCAGAAGAAGTTTTAGGACAATCAAGTGGCAGATTGTCAGATAAAGATATAGAGTTAGCAAGGCAGTTAGTATCTGAAATTGAAGGAATTGGTGGAATTATAGGGTCAACCGACAAAGTATTGAGTATTCTTGCTAGGAGAAGAGCCGATATTGAAAGATCACAAGCTAAAGCAGCTACAGATGTTATGACAGGTCAAATTTTTTACAATCAATACGGATTACAACCTCCTCCAACATTTTTATTCGATTTGTTAGCACAAAGTCAAATGGGGGCTACAAACCAAGGTTTTGATGAAGAAGGCGATTTATAATGCCTAGATACAAAATTAATATCACCCCTGAAGTATCACAAATAGTTGAAGCAAATAATTTAGATGATGCTAGAAAAATAGTAAAAGCAGAAATAGCAAAAGGTGTTATAAGCCCTGTTTATGATGAATTATTATTTGATTATGACACAGGCGTTGATGATCTAAGAATACGTAGACTCTTAGGTAGAGCTGAAACCTTGGAGGAAAAAGAATCAATTTTGAGTAATTATGTTGGTTCTTCTGGTTTTATTAAAACTACAGATGGACAATTAGCACTTACGCCAAAAGGTTTGAAACAAAGAGGACATCCAGTACAAAAAAGAACATTAGCAGACGGTAGCACAATAGAACTCAATACAATAATTGATAGCACTAGCCCTTTTGAAAGGGGTGATCTTGCTGACTTGATGGGTGTAGTAGGACCAATAGTTGGTAGTATTGCAGGTGTTTTACCACAAGGAAGAATTTATAAAGGTATAAAAGCACTATCTGGCAATAGCCAAACGGCTGCTGCTGTTCTTGGTTCAGCAGTTGGTGGGGGTGCAGGTAAACTAACTGAAGAGGCGGCAGATGCAATTCAGGGATTTCAATTACAAGATTCTGGTGAATTAGCAAAATTATTTGGTACCGAAGCTGGTTTAAGTGCTTTTGGTGAAGGTCTTAGCCAAGCAGGAGCAGGACTTTGGAGAGTTTACTTTGGGGCTAAAGCTCCTACTTCTGATCTTCGTGTAGGGTTTCAAGGAGCAAAAGGCAGAGATACAGTAGACATACAAAGATTAGATGCTAGCTTGGGTAGAAATGCCACAGAAAAAGAAATACAGGAAGCTATAGCAAACGGTAAAGTTAAAACTATTGATGAAAAATATAGACAATCATTAGCAGGTATGGATGTTCAATTAGGTGGCAGAACACAACAAATAGCTGAGGCAGTTATTGGTGTTACAAGATCAAAAAGTAATATACCGCATTTAACACAAACATTTGACAATATGACTACTGCACTCAGGAATAGAGGTGCCTCATTAAATGCTTACGTTGATGATGTTACTAAAGAGGGTGTTAGCGATACTATAAATCAAACAAAAAGTAAATTAGCATCAGATACAAATGAAGCAGTAAAAGCAACACAAGAAGCAGTTAAGGATTTAGCTGACAGTTATATTGGCGTAGAACCTTATCTTCAAGCACCTGGTATTAGACAATATGGAGATTTTGTTTTAGAAAGATTAGGAGAGGCAAAAGGAAAAGTAAATAGAGAAGTAGGAGATGCTTTTAGAGGTGTTGATAAAATATTTTCTGATATAGCCAGTTATGATTCATTAGGAAAACCAATTAACGCCTCAGCCAAAGCTATTGATAATGTAATAAGTCATTATCAAAGAAAAGGTGAAAATATTTTTAAAGCTTTTAAGGCTAGGCACGGTTTAGACAAAAAGGGTATGACACTTGAAGATCCAATTTCTGATATTAATGTACGAAATGTTTTAGAGGCTGAAGCAGATTTTAAAAGGCTAAATGATCCACTACCTTCATTTGAAGCTTTTGGTGAAGCTGGCAAACCGTTTGGTAAATTAACAAGAGTCTTAGAAACAAAGAGACGTATAAATAAATTTATAGCTGTTTCAAAAGAAGCTACCAAAGAAAGAGATTTATTTTACGAAGTAACAAGACTTTTAGATGATGCTGATTTGCATAAATTAAAAGGAGAAAATTTTTTAGAGCAAAACCCTCAAAATGCAGACAGTATATTTACAGTTCTCGGATTAAAAGGGGGAGAAATAATAAAATTAGAACAAGAACGAGGATTAAATTTACTGAAAGAAACTATGAATTTTGATGATATAAGTAAAATTAATCAAGGTATAAAAGCTTTAAGAGATGCAGACAGATTAAATCGTAATTTAAATCAACCATTTGATAATGCCGTTATAAAGCAAATTACAAACGCTGCAAGAGGTAGCGGGGCTTTTGATCCTGATGAGATATTTGATAAATTAATTTTCAAAGGATCTACAAGACAATTAGAAGATTTTTATAAAGCATTACAAGATTACGATAAGATATTATTAAAAAAAGGTGACTCTCTTTTTGCAGACAACTTTAATAGAGCTAAATCACAAACCTTACAAAGATTATTCAAAAATGCTTTTGATAGAAGCACAGACCCAGTTACAGACACAATCGACTATACTGCTTTTGCTAAATATATGCAAAAATTTGAAGGTGAACATCCTGGCAAACTAGATGTTTTATTTAGAAATACTGATGGGCAGTCTTCGGGAGATACTGTAAAGAGCACAATTGATCAATTAGTAAAAATATCACCAAAATTAAAACCAAAAGATATGGAAGATTTGGCAGATACCTTTATTGGACAAAATGTTGGCCTGTCAACTACACCAAAAGGTGAAGCTTTTGCTTTAAGTTTACGTCAACAAGCACAAGCATCAGCAAAAGAGTTAGATTTTTTAGCAAACCGTAATTTAGCTGATCTGCCTTCAAAAACGCCTGATGAGATTGTAGAAACAATATTCAGACCAAAAAATAGCCAAAATATTATTAGATTGAAAGAAATTATGGAACCTGAAGATTTTGCTAAAGTGCAAGAAGCTAGTTTGGGAAAACTATTAGAAGATGCAATAGATTTTAGTTTACAAGATAACGCACCTATAACAGACATATTTAAAGTAGGTGCTTTGAAAACTTCATTAGAAAAATATAGTCCAGAAACATTAGAAGCTATGTTTGGGAAAGAATTTACTCAAGATATTACATATTTTGCTAACTCTATAGATATATTAACAAAAGGTGAAATAGGTAGAGGTAATTTTCCTGGTGCCTTAATATCTGCTGGTATTGCAGCAGGAATTGTGTTTGCACCTTTAGCTGCCTTACCGACTTTACTGGGATTGGGTATCGTAAGAACGGTATTAGGAAGCCCTAGAGCAGTTAAATTTCTAGCCAAAACCGACAAGGGATCTATTAAAAAATTAATGGAGATAACTAATAATGCTGCAAGACAATTTGGCGTAAGAATAGCTGCTAATGCGATTATTGACGTGCAAGAAACAACAGAAGAATTAATTGATGAGAATATACCAGATTTAGGTTTGCAAGATATTATTACAGATCAAACAGAAGAAACTCCTAGCCCAGTAGTTTCTCCACAAGTAAACATTAGATTGCCTCAAGTTGCACCCGTTCAATTACAAGATCCGCTAGGACAATCTAAAGAGGACAGAATAGATTTTGCTGAACGTCTATTTAGAAGACCTATTATATAAGCCCTATCTCATCCCTATCAAAACCTAACGGCACATCTGATAAACAAGTTAAATGTTCTTTTGGTATATGTATGTATGGTTCATTATCCTCATCATAATTAGGTGTAGGATTAATATTCATACGTATATCGTAAACATAATCTGGCATCCATTCGTGCATCCAGATACCGTCTGTCATACCGTAAACGGTAATAAAAGGATGACCAGTTAATTGACTAAACGAAGCACCTTTACGCAGTTTGTTTGCAGATAATATAAAAGTATCATATTTATCACTAGCAAAACTACGGCACTTAATCTCACACCAGTACCATTTATCGGCTGATTCTATCCAATAATCAATACCGTAACTAACTGGTAGTTTGTGACAGCTTACTTGCCAAAGGCCCTCTAAAAAACCTGCTACCCTATCTTCTCTTTTCTTATCTTGTATTGTTTCAAAACTTGGTGTTTTAAACATAATTACCTCCTATTCTTCAAAAAATGTAGGATCTACGGCTACAAACCTTTTGGTTGGTCTACCCTTACCACCTACTTTAATATCTATTTCCTGGATTTCTCCAGCATTTTTAAGTCTTTCTATTATTTCTTTGACCTCATGCGACTTCATACTTCTAAATAGTTCATGACGGTCAACCTCTCTTTTAGATATGCCCTCGCTCTCCCTAGACCTTATGTAAGACAATACTTGCTTAATCTTGGCCTCAGTTGCAGAACTTGCTACTTTGTCTCTACAGGCCTCTATAAATAGCATATCGTAGTATCTTACGTAATCTATAGCCCACTTAGTTACATCTGCTGTAATCGTTGCAGTTTGTGCATTTGATGCTAAAGCACATATCAGAGCTAAACGCATAGCTTTTTCCTTAGAACGGCTTAGAAGAGGCTCTAGGCCATCTTTTTCTAATATATCTTGTCTTTTGACTATCTCGCTTGCAAACTCTTGTAATAATTGTTCAGAATGACTATCAAAGCTTAATACCTCTTGATCAAGATTACACTCTGAGTTGTTTACCATAGGTTGTGACAAACCGCCTCTATCTCTTCTAATATAATTAACCCAGTTAACTAATGTAAGTGGTGGTTTCTTTATTTTCTTAAGATTTGTTACACGTCTTGGTTCTTTTGATTCAATAACCATAAACCTATTTAGGAAACCGTCAGCTATACGACCAGAGTTAAGTGCTTTGTAAAAGTTTTTAGGAACTGATAGACCTACCATAGTAATAGCTGGTTTATGAGTTACACGGTTCATAATCTTTTCTTTTAGATCTTCTACCTGTATGCCCATTAAAGAATAGTTATCTGGTCTTAAAATACCGTGGCATCTCCCCCAAGCTTCCATAAGAGTTTGTATACCGTCCTCTTTATTAGTGTTGCCAGCTTGACTAATACTTTCTAATCTTTTACCAAACTCATCCATAATAGTAACGTGTGTTGGCCTCATCTTTAATACAGAATGAACAGCACCACTAGAGGTATATCCGTCTCCTACCACTAATTTATCGTGCTCAGAAGCGTTTAAAACTGCTTCTACAAAGGTTTTTATGTTTTCCTTGCCCTGTCCTGACTTGGCTATACACATGAAATACATACTAGAAAAGTTGTTCATGTTTGTTTTAAATATTCTGCCACAAGTAACACTCGCTAGTGATAATGCGGCTACAAGAGATAATTCTGGTTGAGATACTTGAGCTATTTCCTCACAGTAGTCAAACATATCTTTTAATAAACCTGGTGGATTAAATAAATCCTCTGGCGGTCTTATGTCTTCTTTAGTTTGCACGAACAAAGGTGCAAGCTGATTTTTTCTATCGTGTGTTTTTTTTACGTTATCAACAACAGAGATTACTTCTTGTTGTGGTAAAGGTGGAGAGTTTTCTTTGTTCCAGTTATGTAAGAATATTTTTACAAAGTCTAAGTTTACGTTTTTGGAGATTAAATAGCCTGCTATACGTGCTGCGTTATCGTTACGTGATCCTTCATTTACACCAGTTAAAGAAAATGGTGCAGTCTTTTGCACGCTATCTTGTTTTGGCACACCAGTAATCTTTTCAAACTCTTTGGGTGTAAAGTCTGGTAAGTCTTTATGATCAAAAATATCCCAACCAGGTAGGGGTATTGGTTTATACATTTGACCGTTTGCATGACGGTTGAATGGAGCAATTATGAGTCCACCAACACCCCTTAAATCTATTAGCCTTTCGACAGGCGTATCATTTGTTCTTCTTGTTGCAAAAGTAGTGTAGTTTTCTGGATTGTTGTAATAGTAATGCATACCCTTACCTGTTCTCACTTTGTAAGGACAAGTTGGTAGATTTTCTTCTACCCAAGTCATAGCTTCTGGAGAATCTGCATCAACAACAATAAACTTACCGCAAACTAAAGCTACGACTAAGTTATCACGATTAGTAAACCATTCTTCAACGGTAGTACGACAAGGCCTTTCGTTTTTATATTGTTCCCAACCCTTCAAAAAAGGTGGTGGTTTTTTGTTGGATCTTTGTAGAGGAACTACGTTATAGCCTTCATCATAATATGCCAAGGCGATATCTAACGCTGCCTCTTCTTCAGACAGATTAAAGTTGAACATAACTAATCCTCTACAAGTAGATCTGCTATGTTGCCATATATACCCTCAAAGTTTAGTCTCCCCTCTGTAAGTTTAATGATCTTTTTAGCTTGTCTGATTGATGGTTGCCTGTGTCCGTACTTCCAGGCCTCAACTGTATGCTCTGATACATTCCAATCTTTCGCTGCTTTTTCTTTGCCTAAAAACTGTATGTATTTTGATAAAGTAATAGGCTCCACTTTCCTATCTTTATACTTTGGTTCTATACCCATACTTTCTAATCTCCTTAACTCTTGTCTCGATAATGAATTTACCCTATGATAATAGGTAGCAATCCATTCAAAGTTTTCTATTGCATCTTCCATTTAACCTCCTTACAGTTTGCAAAAATAATATTTTACACATTGTATCTTCTTAGTATATAATAAGCAAACTTATTATTTATTTACGGAGGAACCATATTATGAATAATGATTTAACGAGCAGGATAGTAACACCTGAAAAGCTAGTCCAAGATCAAGGAGCAAAAGTTCTTGTTTATGGAATGGCTGGAGCAGGTAAGACTTCTCTTGCAAAAACAGCACCAGGTAAGGTGTTGGTAATTAGTGCTGAAGCTGGATTGCTTTCTATTAAAGACGCTACAAATGTAGATGCTATAGAAGTAAAAGAGGCATCAGAACTTATGCAACTTCATGAGTTGTTAAAAACTGGCCAACTTCAATACGATACGGTTTGTCTTGATTCAATTTCTGAAATCAGCGAACTGTTATTGCAACAGGAGAAAGCTAGACACAAAGATCCTCGTAAAGCTTACGGGGAAGTACAAGAATCTGTTACAAATGTAATGCGAGCTTTTCGTGATTTGAATATGCACGTTATGTTTATTTGTAAAGAAGAAAAAGTAAATAGTGACGGAGTGTTCATGCATGAACCAAAAATGGTTGGCACAAAGCTTGGTCAATCTATTACTTATTTCTTTGATGAAGTCTTAGCTCTTAGAGTGATAGATGATACAGATGCGGAGGGTAACGCAGTACAAGCCAGATGGTTACAAACCAGAGTTGGACAAGGCTATGTTGCTAAGGATAGGAGTGGTAAGTTAGAAGCTTTTGAAGTTCCAGATCTTACTACATTAATAGAAAAGCTAGGGTTTACAGCCGTAGCAAACAACACAGATAATGTGAAGGAGATTGGAAATGTCTGACTTTGATGACATCACTTATGTAGAGGTAGAAGATAAACCTGCGGGGCCTGGAGTGGCTCCGTCAGGAGAACATTCTGCAAAAATTATCCAGGCTGAGAAATACAAATCTCAAAACGGTAATTGGACTTTAAAGATGACCTTTCAGATAGCTGAGGGTAATTATAGGGATCATAACGAGTGGTTTAACTTGTGGGATCCTAGAGAAGAAATAAAACAAATATCTACAGATATATTTACTAGACTTAGTAAAGCTGTAGGTTTTGTTAAACAACCACCAAGTTCTGCTCAAGACTATGTTGGCAAGGAGCTTATGCTTACTCTTAAGGAAGTTGAGAATAACTGGACTGATAACGAGGGTAATCAGAGGACTGGTAGTAAGAACAAAGTGTTACGCTATTTACCTGCTGATACTGGTGGTATGTCGCCACCCCCTGCGGCAGTCCCACCTGATCTGGGATAAAACTAAGGGGCGTTAAGCCCCTTTTTTATTTTCTTTTTTTATTTCTATATTTACACAAAATAGTTCATCTTGTTTTTCTTTAAGAACAGTTTTTATGTATTCAATATGTTTTTCTAATTGTTTTCTTTTTTCTTCTAAGTTCATCTGTTCTCCATAAATGAATAAAACATAAGCAATAAAATACCAAGTACGGCATAAAAGCTAATATCCATTATCTATCCTCCAATTTATTTCTTGCCCTGGTAAGATACCAAATGGCCTTATCAAGATCTTGGATATTCGCATCCTTATGATCTGCTCTCCAAATATATTTAATAGCTGCCGCCTTACAATAACCAATAAACTGTTCAAAGGTTAAAGCTGATTCTATTGCATCTATACAC